ACATTTAGCACTGGAGACACTGGTGTAAATGGTGCGATTTCCACAAGTGAAAAAATGCGCCTCACATCAGCAGGTGACTTGCTGGTGGGTAAGACGAGTTCATCCTTTAGCACAGCGGGAATAGAGGCACGTTCTGGTGGTACGTTATGGGCTACAGCTAGTGATACAAATGCAGCATCGTTTAATCGTTTGTCTTCTGACGGAGTAATAGCATACTTCAACAAAGACAGCTCCTCGGTAGGAATTATCGCTGTAAATGGCAGTGATAATCTTCAAATAAGTGCATCAGCCGCAGATCATGCTGGGCTTGAATTTGCCACACATATTGTTGCGCCCCTTGAGGCGGGGTCTGCATCTGACGGCACAATCAGTTTAGGTGCCAGTTCTGCCCGATTTGATGACATTTTTGCCACTAACGGCACAATCCAAACCTCTGACCAAAACGAAAAACAAGACATTGCTGGGTTAACTGCCACTGAAATGAAAGTCGGCAAACGTATATCTGCATTATTCAAAACATTTAGATGGAAGAGCAAAGTTACAGAAAAAGGCGATGCGGCACGTACACACACAGGTATCATAGCACAGGATGTACAAGCTGCTTTTAGCTCAGAAGGGCTAGACGCAAGCAAGTATGCTCTGTGGTGTAGCGACACTTGGACAAATGACGATGGCAGCGAGCAAACTAGGATGGGTGTTCGTTATCCTGAGTTGCTTTCGTTTTTATCTGCATACAACGAACAAAGATTTACAGATATTGAAGCCCGAATAACAGCATTAGAAGGAGCATAAAATGGCAATTCAATACACTTGGACAGTAAGTAATACCGAATACGAAACGACAAGCGGTAGCAAAGGTATAGTAACCTTGCATTGGCGCTGCACAGCCGTGGATGGTGATCACAGTGTAAGCTCATATGGCACAACAAATCACACACCTGATCCATCCTCTAGTGACTACATAGATTATGACAGTGTCACAGAAGCTAATTGCATTGCTTGGGTACAAGGGCAAATAGACAAGGATGCGACTGAAGCAAATCTTGCAAAAGGTATAGATAATCTAAAGAACCCACCCACTATGAGTGGAGTTCCTTGGTAAGATGGAAATGGAGTTGCTATGGAGTGCTGTACTAACTGGCCTACTTGGTATAGTAGGCTGGGTTATCCGTAGTCAACACACAGAAACACAACGTATGCAAGTCTTACTAAATAAAACACGAGAAGAAATGGCTCGTGACTATATGACTAGAGCAGAAGCCAATAGTGATATGAATAGAATTATAGATAGGTTGGAGGCTCTAGACGCAAAGCTAGATAGAATTATAGAGAGAAGATGATAGATCCCATAACGGCTATTGCAGGTGCTACTGCTGCTTTTAATACATTAAAAAAAGGCATACAGGTTGGCAAAGACCTGCAAGACATGGGTGGCACTATGGCTAAGTGGGCTGGTGCAATAGCTGATCTAGACTTTGCGGAAAAACAAAATCAACAACCACCTTGGTATAAAGCATTAGGTGGTGGTGTAGAAGCACAAGCAATGGAGATATTTGCTGCTAAACAAAAAGCTACAGCCATGCGTAAAGAGTTAAAAGATTATATCTCAGTTATGTATGGTCCCTCTAAATGGCAAGAGATATTAGAGATAGAAGCAGATTTAAGAAAACAAAAGAAAGAACATGAGTACAGACAAATTGAAATTAAAAGAGCAATTACTGAATGGGGTGCAGGGATTATATTATTTTTGGTCTGCATTGGTGCTCTCTTTGGTTTTGTATGGTTAGGAACTAGATAATGACAATTGAAGAAGCAGCAAAAGATTTAGCGATAAAAGAAAATAGGTTCGTACCTTTTAGTGAATTAAATCCTGATGATACTTTTGGACATGGCTATGCACCTAATGGTAATTTAGTTTTAAAAAGAAATGATGGTGGATACGATTTATTAGATGATAGAGGAGCAGGTATACTAAATACTTTTAAAGACTCTGAAACACTAACAAAATCATTTCAACCACTAAATAGCTATACTTATACATTACCAACAGGTAACACAATTACACAAACTTCTGTAGATGAATCAAGTGCTAGAAAAAAAGCAGAGGAAGAATTTAATAGGTTTCAAGGTGCGTCTGATGTATTTCAAGGGTTAACAGTAGCTGATCTTGGAGAACCTGTTGTTAAAAAAGCAAGTGCAGAGTCGTATATAATTCGTGGTATGGATATACCTCAAGGCACTGAGATAAGACAGAATATGCGTCGTAGAAGTGCTGAACTAAAAGAGCAAGGTTATACTATAGAAAATAATGTTATAACAGGGGTTCCAACTAATTCTTTATTTTTTAAAAAACAAGAAGATACGCAACCAGAGCAACAACCAGAGCAACAACCTGAGCAACAACCAGAGCAACAACCTGAGCAACAACCTGAGCAACAACCTGAGCAACAACCTGAGCAACAACTAGAGCAACAACCTGAAGTGGTTACTTATGGAGACACTACTGCTGCTCAAACAGGTCAAGCATTTGGTCAAGCTGCAGAACCAGTTGTAACTACGTATGATACTACACCCACAACGACTACAGCAGAGACTGCTCCTGCTACCACAACTGATACAGGACTTACTACTGCTGCTGCACCTGCTACAACTACATCTTATACGCCAGTAAGTGCTACTCAATCTGTTACACCATCAACTGCTAACTTAGGGTCTACACCTACATTTGGTGAAGGGTATCAAGCAGGTACTGTCTATGAAGGAACAGAGTTTGAAACTAGAGAAAGTGGACTACAGACTGTTATGTATAGGAATGAAAGAGGTCAACAAATACCTGTAACTCTTAAAAATGGTAAGCCTATTACTTATGTACCACCTGGATACAGCAAGGCAGCTATGTCAGCAGGTGGATTTGTTTCGTTAGATGCAGAAAATGATTTGGCTACTAAATTTCTTGGGTATAGTGGTGAAAAATCTAGGACTGCCTTAGATAGTTTTTATAAAGCAAATCCATCAGCAGCAGCACGTATGGGTAAATATCAACAAGCTATGAAGCAGTTTGCTACAGGTGGTATGGTTCGTGGTTTAGAAGAAGGGGGAGACTCTGGGACTTCTGGTATCTCAGGTGAGGGAGAAGAGGGTGCTCTTAGTTATAAAGATGATGTAATTCCTATGTTTGGAGGTGCATTGAAACAAACTTTTCAACCTATACAAGCTCCTGTTTCTTATATCACACCAACTTCAGATCAAATGATTGATTCATCTGCTGGTCAAGTAAGTGCTACAGCCCCATATGCAAGTGCTGCAACAGTTGGTACAACTCAGACAGCAATGACTCCTGGTGTAGCAGATACAGCTACTTATGGTGCTACTACAGCAACTGGTGCAGTAAGAGATGAGACTGCAAGAACAAAAGCAGCAACAGGTACAGTAAGTGCGGATGCTCAGGTAGGTGCAGCACAGGGCACTGTATCTGATGCGGCTATGGCTAATGCAGCACAGTTTGACTCTAACTATATTAACAGGGTTAACATGGGTAATATGAATGTTACCTCTGATCAACTTGTAAATGCTGCAGGTCAAGATGAGGTAGCACCAGCAGTTAAGATTGCACAGTCATCAGGCATAGAACCTGCAGTAGCTCAACAAGCAACAGTATCTGTAAATGAATTGCCAGAAGCAGCACAGATTGCAGAGTCTAATATGGCTCAAGCTAAAGTAGCACAGTCTGGTGGTTTACTTAGAGAAGAAGCTACAGCTTATGCTGCAAAACTAGATACCTTTAGTGTTGATAATGGTACATTAGCTAAAGCTATACAGGGTGAGGTAGGTGCTCTAGGAACTGTACAAGGTCAACTAGAAGGTTTGATGAGTCAGTTTGACGATGGTACACCTTCTTGGGCTGCAGGAGCTATAAGGGCTGCTAATGCTGCTATGGCTGCAAGAGGACTAGGTGGTAGCTCTATGGCAGGTGCAGCTATATTACAAGCTGCTATGGAATCTGCATTACCTATTGCACAACAAGATGCTCAAACATTTAATCAAATGAACATGAGTAATCTTAACAGGAGACAACAGGTTTCTCTAACTAATGCTGCTGCTCAACAAGGACTTGCACTACAGAACTTATCTAATGAACAACAGGTAGCACTACAAAATAGTACAAATGCTTTTGCTTTACAGACACAAGATCTGTCTAATATGCAACAAACATTTTTAGCTAATGCACAGATAAAGTCTGCATTACAAGGACAGAACCTTAGTAATCAACAACAAACTAACTTAGTTACAGCAGCTAGATATGCTGAAGTATCTAATATGAACCTAAACAACAGGCAACAAACAGCTCTTGTTAATAATGCTAATAATCTGCAGATAGAACTATCAAACTTATCTAACCAACAACAGGCTTATGTATCTAATGCACAACTTGCTGCAGCCTTACAGGGTAAACAAATAGATAATCAACAGCAAGCAGCTATACAGAATGCAGCTAGATTTGCTGAGGTATCTAATATAAACTTTACTGCAGAACAACAAGAACAGTTACATAACTCAGAGCTTATGAAAACTATTGGTTTAGCTGATCTAACTAATAGACAAGCTGCTGTATTACAAAATGCTGCTACACTTGCTAACATGGATATGGCTAATCTAAACAATAGACAACAAGCTGCAGTACAAAATGCACAAAGTTTTTTACAGATGGACATGGCTAATCTTAGTAATGCACAACAAGTAGAATTATTTAGATCACAACAAAATGTGCAAGCATTGTTTACTGACCAAGCTGCTGAGAATGCATCTTCACAATTTAATGCCACTAGTGAAAATCAAACCAACCAATTCTTTGCATCACTTGCTAGTCAGACTTCACAGTTTAATGCTACACAAGTTAACGCTACAAATCAATTTAATGTAAATACTGTAAATGGTATTAGGGAGTTTAATTCTAATTTACAGAATCAAAGAGATCAGTTTAACGCTAACAATGGTTTGGTTATAGCTCAGGCTAATGCACAGTGGAGACAAAATATAGCAACCTTAAATACTGCTACACAAAATGAAAGCAACATGGAGTTTGCTAAAACTATTAATGAGTTAACAGAAAATAACTTAGATCATGTCTGGCAAAGAGAAAGAGACTTGATGCAATACAATGTAGAAACAATAGAAAACTCTAGGGATCGTGGTATGCAGATACTTCTTGGTTTACAAGACGTAGAAAAGCTAAGGGAAACTATTGCTGCTAATGAAGATCGTGCACAAAATGATTTCTTATTTAGTTTTCTATTTGATATTTTTGATTAGGTGAAATAATGGCAGTGTATACTAAAAAAGCTCTTGAAGAAATGAGAAAGCAATTAACTGAGGATGATGCAAGGTCAACAAAACCTGTTAGAAAAACAGATAGACCTTATTTTACTCCTCGTAGAAGATCTGATACACCTTTACCAGAGGGTATGACAGATCCAATGCAAGAATTAATGCAAGAGTTTTCTTCTCGTTCAGCTACTATTGTACGTAAGACAAAAGAAATAGAAGAAGCAAAAAAGAAAAACGTATCTCTTAGATCAGAAATTTCTGACGATGGAGAGGTAATAGATTTATCTCCAAGAGCAGAAGCTGCAGAAATCGAAGAAGTAACAGGTAAAACTCCTGAAGGTGCTGATAAACTTTTAAGAGATGATAGGTTTATGAATCAAGTCTCAGTCATGCAAGATAAATATCCTAACCTAACAGTCAATGAACTAATTAATGTGATTGAAGGTGAGAGTGCTTTTGATACCACTGCTGTAAATCCAACTACAAAAGCAAAAGGACTATTTCAAATAACTAAAGATGCAGCAAAAGAGGCAGGTATTAATTATGCTAGTCTAGATAAAATGTCTGCCTCAGATCAATTAAAAGAATATGATAAGTATTTAGAAAGATGGGGATATGATGGTTCATATTCTTTAGGCATCTTACAAGCAGCACCTTCATTTAGAAATGAATCACCTAATACAGTTGTATATACTGAGAGTAAAAATAAAAAAGTCTTTGAATTAAATCCACAGTGGTTTAAAGACGGCGTAGCTACAGTAGGTAGCATAAATAATTATTACGGATATTAATATGAGCATAGTATTAGCTGCACCTATTCCAGGGCAATCATTAACAAAAGAACCAAAGAACATGCGATTTGAGAGACCTCCTGATACTGCAGATCCTCTTGAAGCATTAGACATGCACATAGATAACATCACCAGACCAGAGGCATTAAGAGATGCTTTTCATTTCTTAGAAGAAGGTCTTGATCTTGTATCTCTTGTCGAGGGAATACTTCGTAGTGCTGTTATGGGTGGTAGACATAGCTTAGATGTTAGTCTTATAATTGCGCCAGTGCTACACGAATACATCAGGGGTCTTGCATTAGAAGCAGATGTAGAATTCGAAGAAGGTTTTGATAAAGCTAAAGACGATGGTATTGAATACACTAGAGATATAAATCGTGCTAGTAAGATACTGCAAGAGATGAAGAAAGAACAAGGTATGCCTACAGAAGAACCTGTGAAGATGCAACCTGAACAAGAAGAACCAATGGTGGAGCCTGAGGATATGCCCCCCGCTCCTCAAGGACTAATGGCTAGGAGAGTATAATGGCATTTTCATGGCGTGGTCTTAATGACGCATATCAAAGAAAAAGACTAGAAGATAGAGAAGATAGAAAGAGAGAAGAAGAGATAGCTCTCTCTCGTGAGAATGCTTTATTACAACTTGGTTTAACTAAAAGAAAAGATAGAGCAAAGTTTAGAAGTAGTGAGCCTTACAGAGAGGCAGCAGAAGCTGTCATGAAACTTGAAAAAAGACTAGAAGATTTAGAGTTAGGGGATGAGGAAAAAGGTTACTTTGAAAAACTAAAGACAGATCCCCTTGCTGTAAAAGAGGCTTTTGATTTTATAGATGAACAGGAAACTAAATATGGCAATGTTATTACATTACCTGATTTACCTTTATTATTTGAGATAACATCTTCAAATGCATCAGTACAAGAACAGATGAATCTTGTTGAAATAATTACTGGAAAATCTTATGTTGGAGAAGAAGGCAAGAAAAACTTTATTGAGATGGCATCCAGATTAAATGATATTGCTACTACCCCAGGTCGTACTGTATTTACAGACATAACTCCTGGAAGTAGGGTAGATCAAACTGCTGTATTAACTAGAGAAGAAAAACAAAAAGAAGCTCTGGAATCTCTTGTAGTTGTGAAAGCCAATAATTATTTAAACAAGTTAGGTACAGATCCTCTTGCACAACAAACAAAAGACACAAAAAGATTTATTGAGATGTTAAAAGATACAACTCAAAGATCTATTGGTTTGCAAGGACTTTTAAATATCTATGCTACACCATTTGAAATCTATAATTTAGAAACTCTTGCCCCAGGATTTAGGGGAATTACAAATACAGTATTTTTTAATGATATGATTACTACTTTTACAGATTATGCTACGCTAGATTTAAGTAATCCAAATCATTCTAAGGCTGTAGAAGATTTAAAGAGAGATCCAAGTAGAGAAGTTAAAAGAAGATTTGACTTTCAGTTTGGACCAGGAGCAGCTAGTAGGGTATTAGGACAATCATGACTAGTTCACTAGATACTCTCAGAAAAATAGCTATTGAAGAGAGAGAAAGAAGGCATGGCAAAACTCCTATGCAGGTTTATGAAGAGGAGGTGGAACAGAAGGTTGCTGCAGACCCTGTGATACAAGCCCCTTTACCTTTTGAACCTGGCACTTATGGTGAGAATGACATGGTTGAAAACGATGATGCATATGCTATTGTAGAAGCATATATGTTAGATCGTTTTGGTATACAATCTGTTGAAGGTTTGAGTAGAGAAAAAGTTGTAGATGATTTTCTTGATAACAGGCGGGGTGTTGCTGCTGGTAACACAGTCCGTGGTATAAGAGAAATGAATTTTTTAAATGATATAAAAGATGATAAACTTAAATTAGGTAGAACCTCTAAAGCCTATGCCCTATACGAAAACATGGCTGGTTTATTTAGTTCTGAAATAACAACAGGGGAAAAGGTTAGAGGCATTGGTGACTATATCAGAACTGGTGTATTAGATCCAATAAATTTAGTCGGTGGTATTATAGGTAAGGCTGTTGGTAGTGGTAGTGTAAGGGTAGCTAATAATGGTTTTCAAAGAATAGCAGTAGATGCTATGAGAAAAGAAACACTTAAGGGTGGTTCAAAAGAGGCTGTTAAAAAAGCAGGAGCTAAAGCAGGAGCTAAAGCAGCACAGGCAGCTAATACTGCTACAATAACTAAGTCTGCAGAATTTACAGCTAAACTTATTAATAACAGGGGTTTTAAAAGACTAGCTCAAAAGGGTGCTTTTGCTGAGATAAGTGCAACAGTAGGAATAGAAGCTGCAGCAGCCGCAGGTATGGATGCACTATACCAAAACGGTTTAATTATAACTAACAATCAAGAAGAGTTTAGCTACGGTCAAATGGGAATAGCTACTCTTGGATCTTTAATTATTGGTGGTGTTACTGCTGGTAGAATGATGGCTAGGGGTGAGCTTGGTCCTCAGGTAGCACCACTTTCTGCTGGCACTAAAGCTCAAAGACAAAAAGTTCTTGATGATGTAACAAAAGAACTTATAAACTATTCTAAATCTCAAGTCCCAATTACAAGCAGATGGCAACAAAAAGTAGATAAGGGTACAGAGCTTGAAGATTTAGACTCTCAATTTTTCTTTGACTTATTAATAGGTAGGACTGACAATGATGGTAATATATTATATGAGGGTATTAAGGAAAAAATTAAAAAGAATAATTTGTTTTGGGTAAAAGATCAAGATGATAACATTGGTAATTGGGTTGCAGAAATTATTGGGGCATCTAGTCAAGAGCAAGTAGATGCATTTGTTAAAGCATTTAGTGATGCTACTGGAGGTCAATTAAAACAAGTTTCAGGAATGACACCACAGATGTTAGCAGAAACCTTTGCTAATAAGATTAGTCAGTCTGCTAAAAATCTTAATGCATTAAAACAAGTAGCAGATGAGGCTGCAATATCTCTTGATGACTTAACGATAGAAACTTTTATAGCTACAGAATTAGATCTGCCGTATACTACAATTGCTAGAGAAGCTGAAGAGTTAGAACCAAGTGGGTTCAGTAAGTTCTTAAAAGAAAAAGCACCTATGCTTACTAACATGACATCTACTTTTACCAATGCACAGAATAAAGTTATTAGATTACTTGTAGCTAGTCCATCAACTAGTGCATTAAATGTAATTGGTTGGGGTGCTCATACTTCTTTAAATACTGTATCTGATATTGCACTAGCAACATTATACGCAGGAAAAGGATCTTTACAAAAGGCTGTATTTCAAGCTGAAAAAGGAACAGAAAGTTTTAGAATTGCATCTCAACTTATGAAGTCAACTTTCTTTAAGGGTAAATCTTTACTTGATCCCAGCATAACGAGAGCACAGTATGAAACCATGCTTGCTAGAAATGAAAAATCTATGCAAGAGTTATCTAGTGTTTTGCCAGGTGGTGTTGATAACGCAACTAAGTTTTTAACTGATGGTGAATTTTCTGCTACTGCACGTATGATTGATATGGGTACTGAGAAAATTGTTGATACGATACAAGCAGTAAGTTTAGTTAAAGCTCAAGATAAATTTACTAAGTCTATAGAGTTTGTATCTCAGATGGATAAAGCACTAAGGTTAAAATTTAATAAGGGGTGGGATGAATTTTATTCCGATCCAAATGCAAGTGTGCTAATGCAAACTAAAGAGTATGCACAGATAGAAGCACTGGCTGTACAAAAAACACAAGAGGCTATATTCTCAAAATCATATAAGAGTAATACTGGATTGGGTAAGATTGCTGGTATCATTGAAGATGCTAGAAATATTCCTGGTATTGGTTTGCTTGTACCATTTGGTAGATTCTTTAATAACACTGTAGATTTTGGTCTACAAGCAAGTGGATTAGCTGTTGTTGGTAAGATGGCTAGATATTATCCTAATAAAAGTTATAGTGAGTTAGGAACTAAGGCTTTAGTTAGCTACGGTTTGGTTGCTACAATGGTAAATCAGGAAAGTGATAATCGTAAAAAGGGTTTAGGTTTATATCAAACTGTTGTTGATGGTGAGGTAATTAATCAACAATATGATTATCCTGTATCTTTATTTAAAGCTGCAGCTAGATACCTGTCTTTTTTAAAAGATAGAGAAGAAGTACCAGAAGATCTGTTAAGACAGATAGCTAGAGACTTTACTTTAAAAGGTTTGTTAAGAAATCTAGATGAAACAAATAGAGACATGGGTACTTTTATTTATCATGCATTTAGTCTAGAGATGGAAGAAGCACAAAAAGCATTTGGTCAGGCTGTTGGTGGTATTGGGGCGCAAGCTATCTCTGCTAGTACAAGATTTTTAGAACCAATAGATATTGGTGTGGGTCTTTTAAAAGGGGAGATGGTTAGACCAATAGATAGATTTCAAGGTAATAAATTTGTAAATGATTCATTCAGATACTTTGATAATATAGCACCAATATTTTTTGGAGAGGATGCATCAGGTAGACCTACATTACAAAAAGCAGCGTCTGGTGAAGCGGATGTAACTGGCACAAAGATAACTGGTATTAGACCAGTAAGTTTAACTGATACTCAAAGGGTTATGAATATGTTGGGTATTGATACATTTAAAATAAATGCTGAAAGAAAAATAAGAAGTCAAGCTCCTGAAGCTGCTAATGAATATAATAGAATTATGTTTGATATTATTGAAGGACAGTCTGGAGCTTTGATGGACAATCAAAACTTTCGTAATGCTCCGCTTGCAACTCAAAATAGAATTTGGAAAAAGGTAGTTAGTGAAGCTAAGAAATCATCTAAAGCATTTATTAGTATGCAATTCAATGATGCAGATGATGTTGTAGCACAACTGTATAATATAGCAGATAAGCATAGCAGAAATAAAATAGACGAAGCTAGGGAAGAATTAGAATTAGAAAAAGATTTAGATCAGATGAGTAGGGCAGAGTTAATAGTTTTACAAGACTACCTTGATATAAAAGATAGCCTTGATAAACTAAAAGATAATCAAATCATGAGGGGTAAAAATACTCAGTGATTCTCTAGCATATAGTCTGCCCACTTGTATGCTTCTTTCCTTACCTCTGCCATACTCATATTAACATTACCCATAAGAACAACCATCGCTTGACCAGCAAAATACCTACGTGCATTTAAAGTAATTGCTCTCTGCGATAGTTGTTTCTTATTTAGTTCTTGATAAGCCCTAGCCTCCTGCTCTAACTTCGTTAATTTTTTCATTCTGTTTTACTTTCTCTAGGTTCTTAAAGTAAGCCCGATTAAAACCAAGCTCCCAATCCCTATGTTGCCAAAACTTATATCTATTATGGTAAGGATTGTTTAGTCTGCCCTCCTTGAAGCTAAGTTCTCCCTGTTGAAAAGGAGTTACTTTTTGATTTCTTTCATTGTTTCTATCATTTTTTCTAGATACCATTGTGCCTTCTCCATATCTTCTACAGGGTTGCCTTTGTAAGTGTGACGGTGTTGATACTTAATTAGGTTGCCATGGCAGAAGGCTTTGAAACCTTCCAACCCTAGCGTTTGTTTTATGTAATCAATACATTCAATACCCTCACCAATCGTGTAATGTACAGGTTTGTTTATTGGATTATACTCTGACATCTATGCTCCTATATCTACTACTTCACAAACATCGCCAGTACACGCTAATGTCTGACTAGACTTTGTTGTATCCTCCTCTTCATACTCTGAAAGTTTAGACCAGTCAATAGACTTTGGCATTAAACTTTCTAATTCTTTATATTCTTTTAAACCGATCTCTTGATAAGGTGCTTGTTGATAAGTATGCTCATGGTAAGGTAAGAAAGATACACCAGACATCTCATCAAAATGTTTATGCACAAATGCACCTACCTCAAACCACTCATCAGGTTTTACATTGACTGTGATACTAGGCTTATGCTCACACCAATGCCTTTGATATATAAGCCAAGTTTCTAATTGTTCAATAGCTGACAGATCAGAAGTAACTATTGCACCATCAGGGGCTTTGATTGGAAAACTAAATACAGTTGTCACATCAGGCTTCATTACATCAGGCTCACTAGGTATACCCTGATCCTTCATGAAGGTGGTAAGTGGATCTTTGTTATCTCCCCTAACGGTTCTAATGTAATAATTTGCATAACGTGGGTGTATACCAGAGGCACTGTCAACAAGTTGTGAGACTGTACCGCTTGGTTTGACACAGGTGATAGAGGTTGACTTGGGAATACCCAAGCGATTAGCCCACATAGCATTAACATCAACAGCAACTTTACGTAAATGTTCAAGTGTCTTATCCAATCCTTTGTTCTTACTTGTTAGTAATCTATTATCCATTATCCCTGTAAGTGACACACCCAACAGCCGTTCTTCTTCTGTATTGCGTTGCCACACTTTTCGCAGATATGGGAACTTGGTGTATGTTGACTGGATAGTTCCCAGAATTGTTGCCAAACGGATCTTTCGTTCAAGATCTTCCACAGTGTCTGTAGCACGTACAACAACTTCCGTAAGATTACAGAACTGATACGGCCTAAGTATAATCTCAGAACAAGGATTAGTCCCAAAGTCCCAGTCAGAATCACGCCTACCATATTTACCAGCCTGTTTCTTAGCTGCTTCACGATTAAATATACCACGTTCTCCACTCCCTGATTCTACCAGAGCAGTCCACTCACGCATAAATGAAACAGCGTCTGGCTTTTCTGTATAGGCTACAGAGTTATTAGCTAGTGCTCTATGTGAATCATTCTCCCACCATGCACCAGACTTAGCATGACGCATACGATCATCAGACAAGTTAGATAGACTAATCATTGCTGATCTTCGTACACCTCCCATAACAATAACCTCACCAATCTTACACATGATATCGTGACACTGTATACTTGATAGTTTGTAACCCTGTGCCTCTTTAAATGTGTGTATGGTAAAGTTAAACAGATCCACCAAGGGGCCAGGACCAGAGGCTCTACCACCAAAAGTCTTTAGTCTAGATCCTGAAGGACGTACACGAGAGGTATCCCACTTAGGTATCTCTCCGCTATATAGGAGTGCTATCAATTGTCTGAAAGCCTTTGCCCAACCTTCTTTACTGTCTCTAACGACGATGGTAGTTTCACTATCGAAGAGGTCTGGTACTTCAGGGAGTTTACTGATGAACTGTCTCTCGACGGAGAACCCAACGCCAGTACCACACAAGAGGATGAACATAGCCTCATCAAAGGATTTAAGATCATCCACTGGTAGATAGCTACAGTTATAACCTGCTGTATTATCACGAGCTAAGGCTGGACCTGCAGTCATCAATGCTCTCATACTAGGGCAGACTTCTAGTCCAAGCATAGCATCTCGTATTTGATTAACGTAACTATCATCACCTATTACTGGTCTGATGACATTATCCATATACCTCTCAATTGTCTCAGACCATTCTTCTCTTCGCTTAGGTTTCTCAAGCCAACGTGCATATCTTGATTTATGTATGAAGGCTTGATATTCTGTAGGCAAATAATTATTCATAGCTTTCCCTGTTCTGCTATCTACCATTGGTAAGTTTTCTTTATCCCAGTTTTCTATCTCCTCAGGAGTCAGCACTATCATTCTCCTCAACAAGAGATCCTTTGAGACGGTTAACAATTATCTCTCCCCTTGTTTTTACAGAACTTAGTTGATAGTTTAATTGTTGTTGAACATTGGTGTTGTATTGTAACTCCATCACCCAAGTGTTTTGATCCTCTGAAAAATCAGAAGTGTCATATTCAATATCATCAATAGTTAATTTAGTCATGTTGTATTACCTCACATTTGTTTATTGTTATATCGTCAATGTCATAAAGAGCATCTTCTATTAACTCTTTTATGACATGACAGTTATCCCCAGATATTTCTAGGAAATTTGAATCTCTATCTACAAGAATAGTTAGAGTTACTTCATAGGGAAAACCTAAGTTATACTCTTTTTTAATCATTAGTCAAGTGTTCCCTCTTTACACCTTAGATTTTTTACAAGTTCATCACTTGCCATAGACATCTCGTAATCTTTCCAACGAGACAAACTCTGGTTCATAATACCCGTTTCGGATATTTCTTTTAACAATGACGCCCTTCCACCACTCCAAATTTGATTGACCTGCCCAGCCTTCTTTCGCCCCCTTGAAGCAACCTGCGACCAAGCCGATAGTCGGATGAGGGTGTGCATCATCTTTAAAAAACATGCTACGCTTGTGACTGTGACCAACAGTAGTAGAATTATGACGCTTTTGGATAATCCCATAAGCATGATGTAGACCAGACATAGCTGTACCATAATTACCACTAGCAATGTAATGAGCATATGAAATACCATCGTAATCAGCGATGGCGGGGGCTGAGTTATTATATTCGTGGTATTCATCAAACCATACATCCGTTTGTAGATGACTAAAAGATATGCCATATTTACTACCCTCTAACCTTGGGTCATTAGCTATAGCTTTCTTAATCCTGTTCTCGTGATTACCCTCTAGCCCAAAAAAAGCAGGACGTTTCTTTTTCATTACTCTAAACTTACGTCTCAGTCTTTCCTGTGCATCGTTGTAACACTGTATATCTGACTCGTAGTTCTGAGCTACAATAGCTTTAGGGTATCTTGTATCATAACTGTTTAGTGATTTTAGATCTGCACCATCACCTAAGTCAACCACGTAGTCAGGTCTAACATCATAGATGAAGTCACTTAGCCAGTCAAACCTGTCATTAGGTACTGATGGATCAGCATGAGCGCAAGTAAATACTACTGCAGTTTTCATGTCATATATTCCTTATATTTGTCATCAACTATTAAAGGTTCAATAGACCTAGCAAAATGCTTCTGCCACTCATAGGCATCATTCATACTCTCAAACCAAAAGTTAGCAGGTTGTATTTTACCATCTATCTCTGTCTTACAAACCATGAACCATGATGAATCATCAGGTACATCCATAGAAAGTAAGTCATCTAAGTCTTCATCATCTTCAAATATTTCATTTACATTTACTGGGCCTTCTAATATTCCCCATACTTTTATTGTCATTCCAACTCCTTAGTAGTTGAGCATAGTGATCTAGTCCTACCATCACTATCCAAGGTTTACGATCTGATCTGTAACACACAACTGGCTCACCCTTATTATGGGAGGACGCTTGTTCCATATAGTTGTATGCCGTTTGTAGTCCTGATTTTCTCCTCTTTACTTCTATTGATAATGGTAACTTCTTTCTAGCTGTAGGTGAGAACTGTATATCTTCTCCGTTATCTCCCATTATACAACCTTTAATATCATCTGGTTCAAACTCAGGGAATGTTTCTAACAACTTATCCCTTATCTCATTCTGACCAAGCCTGCCTTTAGCTTTACTACTACGAGACATCTTTTATCTCTGGCACATTAGGTTCATACTCTACGTGAGTTAAGAATATTGGACCATTCTTATAAGCAAAAGATCTTAGATTAGGCCAACACCTTTTCTTAAAGTCACAATAGCTACAATGCATAGATAACTTCATATTGGGACTGGTTTTGCTTTGAGGCACAGGAGGTATTCTATCTTCAGGTATCTTACCCTTAACCATAGTTTTAATATGTTCAACTTCTTTCTCTTTGTTTTCTAACTCCTCTGTGAAATCATGTACATCTAAACAAATATGTCCGTTAACTTTATCTATCGCAAGGAATGCACCATGAGTTTTATCTTTAACTAATGAGTCATCCTTTGCTGCGTAAACATACGATGACAACTGTGAGATATAACCGAAAGGATCATCCTCTCTTATAGTCCCCTCTTTAAACTTCTTAAATGCGTGTGGACTACAGGACTTAACATCAACAGTCATGCCATCAATTACTGCATCTCTGTGACCCTTGATACCATGTACATCTAACCTAGTCTGTTCTCCAGTAACTTTATGGTCAGTTTGTTTTGCTAACATTAGTGCCAGTTCTTCTATAACATCACCATAGAAAAACTTAAACAGTGTGTTAGCACGTAGTGGTTCTCCTTTGTCTTTACAGTTAACCTTAAACCATAGCTTGCGCTCACAGGGTGTACCTAAAGCAGACAACCCAAGATAACTTCTTGGCTTAGGTGGTTCTGAGAATCTTTGGATAGATAACTTAGCAATATTATCTCCCATATCTTTAGCTAAGATAGTAGATGAAAAACCCTTACCTTCTATAACAGAGTACATATCATCCACTAGTGTGTCTATTGTTTTCATATCGGCTCCTAAATAAAATGGGGGTAGGGAAAGGAGTTCATAAACCCCACCCCCTGTAGTTTAAAACAGTATTGCTTCCTCGTTGGATGAAACTGTTTTTAATTCAGGCTTCTGTGTGGCCTGTGGGGTGATGTTGTATTGAACATGATCTGTTATCATCACCCTATCTAAGCGTTGACCTGATATATCGTATTGGGTATCATAGATAGTTACATCTACTTCAACCATAGAACCGTTACCAATTAGACCATCATCTTGTAGTGACCAAGGTGTGCCATCTAATTTTGTAACAACTGGTGGACCTGATGACCAGTCATTACCAGTATCATACCTGCGCTCAAATTTTACTCGCTTACCTCTGCCTTGATCATCAGGCTTAGGCTTCTTGCTACAACCAGCAGAGGTTAGCTTATCTATATTCTCATCATCTAAGATCAGATCAATAGTACAACAACCATTCCACTGTTGGTATTTACCACCGTAACCTTCCATGTCACGATTCTCTGGGAATACCTTTGCCCACTCTGCGATTCCGTTTACTGTTACTTTTCTTGGTTTAGCCATGTAGTTCTCCTTTAATGTATTTCACTGTAGTCGTTACCGTATTGTATGTCAATACCTAATGTAACATTTAATTTAAGATCTTTGTTTAGTTTGTCAATAGCTGACTGAAGATAATTTGTATGTATATTCTCCTCTCCTTTTCTAAGTACGTTAATTGATTCATCATGAAACTGACCTACGATATTGGGTCTAGCAACACGATAGTAAGCAACCCATTTGTCAAAGCAATATGCACCTGTGCTCTGGTTGATAGTAGAGAAAGCATCCTTCTCATATCTTAGACTGTGCCAGAACTTACTAACAGGATTCTGTACCCACATATCACCACCTATATGTCTAATCTTCTGATCTTGTGCAAACTGTTTGACTGACCAGTTACGATCCCAGTATGCATCTAATAGTGTTTGTGCATCTGTATGAGACATACCTGTTTCTCTTGATAACTTACTAGCACCAATGCCATAGGTAGCAGAGTAGTTTACTACCTTAAAGTTCTTACGTAATTCTTTTAGCTCTGGCATATCACCTCTGTTATACTTGTCTATGTCTGATTGACTAGCATACCCAGCATGTAATGCCAAGTCCAAATGTGGATCAAATCCTGAACGTGACATTTCTGCAACATAATCTGGATCATAGTTGTACATGTAGTGACGCTTGCAGGTATCTTCAAGTGATGTCATATCAGCACCACACAGCACATGATCCTCAGGTGCTACGAGACAACCACGTATCTCTTTACCCCAAGGCTTATCTACACCTGGCAAGTTAACTAATGGCTTATTATGTTTGAAGCGTAGTGTATTGGTAAGACCACTAATCTCTGCCTTAACATAACCATCACGCTCACATTCTACAAAGCCTTCAAGAATACCAAGCCTGTGTTGTATTACAGTTAGACCCTCAAGAACTTTAACCACTGGTTCTTTCTCTGCAAGTAGTAACACAGAAGGTGTAAGCTCACCATCCTTTCTGACCTGTGGTATACCTCTGTCACCATCAAACTTATAATAGCAAGGCTCCCAACCAAGAGAGAATAGCCAAGACTTTACCTGATCAGATGAGCTAGGGTTAGCTGATTCAACACCCTTAACTACTGATACAACACCATCGTAATCCTCAGGCAGATCATTATCAGATAGTAGATCTAACCAACGCTTACCATGTGATGATAGTGAACCATCTTTCTTGTGCATAACCTTAGGCTTAGACTTCTCAGACATAATCTTACGCATTGGCATAACGTCAATAAGCTCTGCTGTCTTCTGTTCCTGTAATGATTTGAGTTGTGAGATACAACTGTTAGCCTTACGTATATCTAGCCTCCAGCCCTGTATCTCTGCTTCTTTAGCACAGTCCATCTTAAAAGAAAGATAACGAAAGAATCTGTTTAGTTCTGCTTTGTTATTGTTGTAGAGATAAAGATACTTCTTCAAGAGATCTTGCCAGAGCATCCAATTTATCTTTACATCTTGTTCGCAACGATGCGTGTACTCCTCTAGTGTTAAGTTTCTCCAATCATTTATTTCTGGTTTAGGTACACCAAAGTCATCACCAAAATACTCAAGGCCATGACGTGATCTATCAAAGTTAATTACCCAAGACATAGGCAGGGTATCAAATAACTGAGACTTAATTTTAATACCAAGTATCTTCTCAAGTACAGGTATATCATAGCGTATAATGTTGTGACCAATTAAACCTTTTTCTTTGAGGAGTAGCTTACACATAGAATCATAATCACTGATGGTATGTATTGTTGAACCATCACGAGTATATGATAAGCAATGTATCTTTGTTACATCTTCTAGTAAGCCATCGGTTTCAACGTCAAACAATATCATGCAGCCATATCTCCTTTCTGTCTATAAGGTGCGTCCTCAGTGAGGATAGTGGTAATAGGATCGTAGTACAGTGATCCAGCATAACCCAGTTTAGCAAACGGTCTGTTCTTGTCAACCATAAAGTTAGTAGTGTTCTGAATTATCTCATCCTCTGACTCAACATCCCTGTCTATCTTTAAGCATATGATAGCTTCTTCTTCAAGAGATGCAGCATATTTTGTTCTACCATCATCGTTGACCTGTGATATAAAGATCACACCAATGTCTAACTCCTTGGCTAACTGTGCCATACGTGAGCCTAGTGTAGTCAGTGTACTAGTGGCACCATCAACACCTGTACTAGATAGATATGCAAGACGTTGCACATGGTCTACGAATATATAGTCAGCACCAAACACAGTAGCAGCAGTCCTAGTGTGATCAAGAAGTTTGAGTGGATCATCATGGCCCCTCATCTCAAATATAATTGTGCGATTATTCTCTGTATCAGCAGCTATTTGTGCAGCCTCTACAACCTGATCAATGCCAATATTATTATTCTCAGCATCAAGATTAGTACGAACATTACAACCAAGGTGGTATGTTGCCATTGCACGATAGGTAGTAGACTTCATCTCTTCCATGTGCAGAAGTGCTATGCGTGTGTCAGGTGTACGTAACAAACCATTCTCAAAGTATCGTATCACCTCAGTCTTGCCAGTTCCACGAGGTGCTTTGATAAATGTTAGACCACCTTTAACCAACCCACGTATCTTATCATCAATACCACTGTGACCAGTAGGCACATAAGAGTATGGGTTCTCTGTTCGTATAGCTACATCTACATCCTCGTCAGAGATAAAAAAGTTATCAGGTGAATACTTCTGTGGCTTACGTGCAGCCCACATCAACTCCTCACCATCACCTGCAGTTAAGAAGTCATTAGCATCTTTGTGCTTAGTCATGGATACATAGAAAAACTTCTCAGGTATAACAGAATAAAGTTTGTCTGCTGCTGACCTACCTGCTGCATCTAACTCTCCTGCATAGATCACCATGGGAAATGAATTAAGGTAATCTAGATTGTGTTGCAAGAACTTGTTACTGATAGCTGCACTGGGTAAGGACTTAACAGGAAACTTCTGACCCAGTATCTCATATAAACTAGCAGCATCAAACTCACCCTCTGTGAGATACAGACGTTGGCTAGTGCCTGAGTTAAACTCTGGGCCAAACAGGTGAGCCATACCTGCACCCACATCTTTCTGCCAAGTCTTCTTCTTATCATCATAAGATCTGTACTTGGTAGTGTGTGGATACTTGTAGGCATATCTTATAGGTTCACCACCTTCACCTAGCTGTAACTGTATCTGGTATAACTGGCAAACCTCAGGCTTAATACCACGTATACCTTCATACGTCATACTCTTGATAGGTACATCCATTATATTGACTCTCCTTTTTACTGGGTATTGCTCTGCGGCCCAATCAAATGTAGGTTCTCTACTTGGGTAAGAGCTACCACAACTGTGACAATAGCCATAGCCATCATCGTTCCAATTAAATGCATCACTAGATCCACAATCCTCAAATGGGCAAGGTAAATGTGGTGTGTCTCCTTCAGCCATGTATTACTTCCTTTATTCTTCGTTAATACAAAATTCACACCAAGTATTAGATGTAGGTGCTCCACAACTTACACATTTATTCACGAAAATAATTCTGCTCCATCTCCATCGTACCATGCTTGATTTAACTCCCTCTTTTCTGTTGCTCTACCTCTTTCTTTATCAGTCATTGGCCTTATCTCTTTATTAACTGGCTGATGTTTAACCAGAGCAGCCCAAGATACAGGAAATAGATTAGACATCTTCACACTAATCTGTTGTGCTACCTGCCTTGTCTCCTCCTGTGTATCTGATGCCAGCCTAAGGTTGCACATATCTGCAAAGGCGTCAAGACTACCTGACCAATACCATTCTGTCATGGTGCTTTGTGGCAACACCATACGTGCTTGCTCTGGGCATACACCTGCCGCTATAAGTTTTCTATATATAGATATAACATATTCATCACACTCATGTACTTCATCTAATATACTAAGATCAGGAACTATACTGTCTCTGTATACACCATACTTTTCAGGCTCTTTTTCAAAGACATCTTTTATATGCTTGTACTCACCGTGAGCATACATCTTATCTAACTCAAGCACTCCACTACTACCTTGCTTCTTATCTTTTGATCGTCCTCTCCATACATCAGGCTCGTAGAACTCAGGCTTATAATCTACATACCTACGGCTAATCTCATTCCATCGTAGGAACTTATGTTTAACTAACTGTCTAGCTACAAAGACTGGTGCCTTAACGTGGAAGCTGGCAAAGCAATGCCCAAAGGGTGACATGTGTTCATGCTTGGATAAATAATGGATCAGCCTGTAGTCCTCTTGTTCCTGATACACATCACGTTTTTTACCGAAGGACACCCTAGCAGCATTCACCACAGTCAAATCTGTACCCATGTGATCTATGTATGTTGCCTTAATCATGTTCACCCCCAAACATTCTACCACTTGTTATATTATCAGTA